GTATTATTGTCACAATTGCCACGTGTCAATATCATTGGGTAATTTTCTAAAGCATATTGATAGTTCACTAGCGGAGCAATATAAGAGAGAAAAATTTCTCGAAAAAAATAGTTCTGGTGAAGAACCAAAAGAAGTTAAGCCTGATATATCAAAGGTTTCCATTCCAACGTTTCTACAAGGCAATAGTCCCCTTAAACAACTTAAAAAAATATCACAACTTGACGTTGAGCATCCTGTTAAGAAATATGTTCAAAAGCGCAGAATACCGGCGAATTTGCATTATAAATTATTCTACGCTCCCAAATTTAAGAGTTGGGTAAATACAATTATTCCCGAGAAATTTAATGCGGAAAATGACGAGCCAAGATTGATAATTCCATTCCTCGATGAGGATGGAAAGATGTTTGGATTTCAGGGTAGGGGATTTAAAAAAGATGGTATAAGATACATTACCATTATGATTGATGAGTCGAAACCGAAAGTGTTTGGACTTGATGTTGTGAAGGAAGAAGGTAAGGTGTATGTTGTTGAGGGTCCAATAGATTCTATGTTCTTGCCTAACTGTGTTGCTATGGCGGGGTCTGCAATAAATTTGACCGAAGTGTTCCCGACAAAGCCAAAAGAAGAGATTGTTATCGTAATGGATAACGAGCCAAGGAACAAACAAATTGTTGATCGCATTGACAAATATATTGACGATGGGTATAATGTTTGTATATGGCCTAGTAGTATTGAATATAAAGACATTAATGATATGGTGTTAGCTGGCCTTGATCCAGAAGCAATTATAGTAGAGAATACAAAACGTGGACTATTAGCAAAGGCAGCTTTAACGCAATGGAAGAAAATTTAGATGTACCTATCCTGGAAAACGAAGAAATGTGGGCAAGTAGAGTGATCGATCAAGATAATATAAATGTTAAACTTTTATCATATTCCCAACCAACAGAACAATATAAATCTCTCGGGCTTGCAGATGCGCAAGAACTTATCGCGTATTGTGCCCGTGTCTCCAATCCATCGAATCAACTTAACACCGAGACATCAGAAAAACTTATTGGATACCTTATCAGACACCAACACTGGTCACCCCTCGAAATGGTCTCAGCCTGTATTGAAATCACCACAACAAGAGACATTGCAAGACAAATCCTCAGACACAGAAGTTTTAGTTTCCAAGAGTTCTCTCAACGCTATGCTGACCCAACTGGAGATCTCTCGTTCGTTGTTCGGGAAGCAAGGCTACAAGACCCAACCAACAGACAAAACAGTATAGAGTTACGTGGGCTTACTCTAACAGAACAAAATTTGATGGAACAATGGAAGTGGAAGCAACAGGAAGTAATAGCAGCAGCAGAGCACGCATATCATTGGGCAATTGCGAATGGAATAGCAAAAGAGCAAGCAAGGGCAGTACTGCCGGAAGGTTTAACAGTTTCGCGACTGTATATGAATGGCACATTAAGGTCGTGGATCCATTACATTCAGCTTAGAGCAGCAAACGGTACGCAAAAAGAGCATATGTTGATTGCCAAGCAATGCGCTAAAGTAATTGCAACTATATTCCCTCTAGCCGAACAATTAACATGATGTTACCATACTCTACGACAAGTCTTTGCGCGACTTGTTACAAACACCTGCCCGCCACAGTTTATGAGCGTAGCGGAAAAGTGTATATTGAGAAGGTGTGTAAAGAACATGGCACTCACACATCGGTTGTGGAAAATGATGTAGAGTTTTACAACTCGTTAACAAAAACATATACACCAGAGTATTGGTGGAATGTAATATTAGTAGAAGTAACAGATAAGTGTAATTTAAGTTGTCCTCATTGTTACCACCAGCCAGACAATAAGACAACCGATATCCCTATCGCAACTCTTGTAGATCAAATTAATAAATTACCCAAGGAATGCCCCAATATTATGCTTGCTGGGGCAGAACCTACAATGCGTAAAGATATATTTGAGGTAGTACGAACAATAACAGAGCAATGCGACAAACGAGTATTAGTATTGACTAATGGAATAAAGTTAGCTGATGAGGAATTTACAAAGGGATTGAAGCAAGCAGGAGTAGTGCGAGTTAGTATAGGTCTCAACCATCCCGATTATCAAGGTATTGTAGTTCATAAAAAACAACTAGCCGGAATTGCTAATTCAATTAAGCATGGTTTGCATATTGAATATGTTGGATATACATGTGAGCATGATGGACAATTAAACTATATTTTAGATGAAATACAAACACTTCATAAAGCAACAGATCAAATAAGAATTAGATTTGGCAGTAAGATAGGAAGAGTGCCGGATGAACCCTTGCGTACGCTTAGCGATAATTATAAACAACTTATAGCAATTGCTAAAAGTAAGGGGTATAAAGTACAATCGATAGATGGGGATGATAATATCTATCATAAGATGATATTAGTAGGAGATGCAAAAGTTAGATTGATACAATGGCCAGACGTAGACAACATTGTGTTAGAAGAATTAATAACAGGACCATGGTGTCAGTTTTATAATGGTCCTGTTACAAATTTTGTACATCAAGTAATAACACGTGATGCATTTAAAAACAAAAAACAACCGATGTTGGATGTGTGTCCGGAGAAATACACATACGCTCTTCAAGCAGAGCTATACAATGTAGCTGATCCAGACGCACACCTAACAATATAATAACAATTTGGAGTTACACATGGAAGATGTTGTCCACGGCATTAAAGTAGATTATTCACGCGATTCATTATTTGACGAGCTAGGAATTAAACGACTTAAAGAGTCGTACATGAAAGAAGAAGAACAATCACCGCAAGAAAGGTTTGCATATGTCTCCAACGCGTTTGGCTCTAATAAAGAGCATGCACAAAGATTATACGAATATTCCTCTAAACATTGGCTGTCTTATAGCACTCCTATTTTGTCTTATGGTCGTTCTTCCCGCGGTCTTCCTATTTCATGTTTCTTACCATATTTGGACGACTCTGCAGAAGGCTTGGTCGATTGTCTCGCGGAAGTAAACTGGCTATCAATGTTAGGAGGCGGTGTTGGTATTGGTGTTGGTATTCGAAGTGCGGATGATAAGTCAGTAGGCGTTATGCCTCACCTTAGAACATACGATGCATCGAGTCTTGCATATCGTCAAGGCCGTACACGTCGTGGTTCCTATGCTGCCTATCTTAATATTGATCATCCAGACATTCTTATCTTTTTAGAAATGAGAAAGCCTACAGGAGATCAGAACATGCGTTGTTTAAATCTCCATCACGGTATTAACATTACCGATGAATTCATGCAACTGGTTGAGAAGTGCATGATTGATCCTCATTGCGACGATACGTGGCATTTAAAAGATCCACATGATGGATCAATTAAAGATCAAATTCCAGCTCGTGAGTTGTGGCAGCGTATTTTAGAAATGCGGATGATGACTGGGGAACCATACCTACATTTTATTGATGAGTCTAATCGTAAGATGCCTGAGTTCCAAAAGAAGATGGGGCTGTCCATCAAACAATCAAACCTTTGCTCTGAGATTATTCTTCCAACAGATAAAAAGAGAACAGCTGTGTGTTGTCTTAGCTCAGTCAATTTAGAATATTATGATGAGTGGAAGAAAGACCCATTGTTCCTAAAGGACATGGCAGAAATGTTAGATAACGTATTGCAATATTTTATTGATAACGCACCTAAACATGTGAAGCGTGCGATCTACTCAGCGACGCAAGAGCGATCAATTGGTATTGGAGCTTTGGGATATCATGCCTACTTGCAGAAGAACAATCTACCATGGGAGTCAGCAATGGCAACCGGCAGAAACATTCAAATATTTAACCATATTAGAAGTAAGTTAGATGAGGCAAATCAAGAGCTTGGTAAAGAGCGGGGAGAAGCTCCAGATGCTGCGGGTACCGGCCAACGCTTCAGTCATCTTATGGCAATTGCACCCAATGCTTCTAGTTCTATTATTATGGGTAACACATCTCCTAGCATTGAGCCATTCAGAGCTAATGCTTATAGACAAGATACGCTGTCTGGTTCCTCGCTTAATAAAAATAAACACCTGGATGGAATTATTAAAAAGAAGTGTAGTAAAGATTTGAAACTTAACTATGAAGAAATTTGGTCTTCTATTATAGCTAATGATGGTTCCATTCAACACCTAGATATACTTGATGATTGGGAGAAAGATGTTTATAAAACGTCTATGGAAATTGATCAGCGTTGGTTAGTACAACATGCTGCAGATAGACAAGCGTTTATTGATCAAGCGCAATCTTTAAACTTATTCTTTAGACCAGATTGTAACGTGAAGTACCTACATGCAGTTCATTTCCAAGCATGGAAGAGTGGCTTAAAAACTCTATACTACTGTCGTTCTGAAAAGTTAGCAAAAGCTGACAAAGTATCTAAAAAAATAGAACGTCAAGTAATTCAGGAAATTGATTTTAAAGCATTAACAGAAGGAGATGTGTGTTTGGCCTGCGAAGGTTAAATCAAACATACTAAATAACTAATATGGCATATTCAGATAAAGTAATCGATCATTATGAAAATCCTCGCAATGTGGGTAGTTTTAATAGCGCTGATACTGATATTGGTACCGGGATGGTTGGCGCGCCTGCTTGTGGCGATGTTATGAAACTGCAGATAAAGGTAGACCATGATACAGGTATTATTACAGATGCAAAATTTAAAACGTATGGCTGCGGATCGGCTATCGCGAGCTCGAGCCTCCTTACAGAATGGGTCAGGGGAAAAACACTTGACGAAGCAGGATCAATTAAAAACTCCGAAATCGCCGAAGAGCTAGCTCTACCGCCAGTTAAGATACATTGTTCAATCCTTGCTGAAGATGCTATCAAAGCAGCTATTGTTGATTACAAAAGAAAACATCTAAATGTTTAATATAACTGACTCTGCTACATTAAAAATTAATGATTTGTTAGCAGAAGAAAACAATCCTAACATGAAAGTAAGAGTATTTGTTCAAGGTGGCGGTTGCTCTGGCTTTCAATATGGGTTTACTTTTGATGAAGAAACGAATGATGATGATTTTGTCATGGAAAATATTATTGTGGATTCCCTCAGTATGCAATATATGACAGAAGCAGTTATTGATTATATTGATGATATCCACGGTAGTCAATTTAAGATAAGTAATCCTCAAGCTGCCTCAACATGCGGTTGTGGATCATCTTTTAGTGTATGATAGACGCAAAACAAATACACGTTACCCCTCTTGCTAAGCAAAAGATTATAGCTAACCTTAAAAAACGAGGGAAGGGTAAAGGTATCCGAGTAGGAGTTAGAACTACTGGTTGTAGTGGAATGGCATACACCCTCGAGTATGTTGACGAATTGAATCCTAATGAATTATATTGGATAGGAGGGGGACCTGAGTTTATGGTTGTGTCAACAATCAAAGACTTTGCTTACCTCGCAGATTTAACAATTGATTGGGTTCGTAATGGACTTAATGAAGGGTTTGAATTTATTAACCCTATAGAAAAGGATCGTTGCGGATGTGGAGAAAGCTTTAGAGTATAAGGAGATTAAAATGGAATATTATCAACACGGCGATGTGATAAGAAATAAAATAACCATATTACAACAAGAAATAGCAGTTCTTAAATCTAGAATACAAGAACATGGCACTGGCCATATTCATACAGCAATTAGTGTGATTGATCACCGTATTGCTGAGCTAACGGAAGAATTTGCTGAAGCACAAAAACAGAGGAATAGATGAACGCAATAAAAAAGAAAAACAAACTAACTGATGAGCGTGCTCATTTTAAACCATTTAACTATCCATGGGCATACGATGCGTGGTTAAAGCATGAGCAGAGTCATTGGTTGCATACAGAAGTACCAATGTTAGAAGATGTAAAAGACTGGAAGAAAAAACTAACGCCTTCGCAGAAACAATTCCTAACTCATATCTTTAGATTCTTTACTCAAGGCGACGTCGACGTTGCTGGCGGTTATGTAAAGAACTACTTACCATACTTTCCGCAACCAGAAGTCCGTATGATGTTAACTGGCTTTGCTGCGCGCGAGGCATTACATATTGCAGCATATAGTCATTTAATCGAAACGCTTGGGTTGCCAGAGTCAACATACAATCAGTTTTTAGAATATGAGGCAATGAAGGATAAGCATGACTACTTCTTAGACCTTGCTGATCAAGATGAGAACACAATTGCACAACAGATTGCAGCATTCTCAGCGTTTACAGAAGGTATGCAGTTATTCAGCTCATTCATCATGTTATTGAACTTCCCACGCCACGGCATGATGAAGGGTATGGGTCAGATTGTTACGTGGTCTATTGTTGATGAAACGATGCATGCTGAGTCGATGATTAAATTATTCAGAACATTTGTAGAAGAGAACCGTGACATCTGGAACGATAAGTTGAAGGGTGAGATTTATTCTATTGCAGAAAAGATGGTAGTGTTAGAAGATAAGTTTATCGATCTTGCATTTGACATGGGCGATATGCCAAATCTAACTCCTGCTGATGTTAAACAATACATTAGATACATTTGCGATCGTCGTTTAATCTCTCTTGGCCTTAAAGGTATCTTTAAAGTTAAGAAAAATCCATTACCGTGGGTAGAGGAAATGATTAACGCACCAACACACACTAACTTCTTTGAGAATAGAGCAACCGATTATGCCAAAGGTGCTTTGTCCGGAACATGGGATGATGTTTGGGGCAAGGCTGCTTAAGTAACAAATGGATGATTGTGACGTCTGGAAATTCATAGATGGAGAAGATGCTTGGATATACGACAAGCTAATACTATCAAAGCGTCTTGGATATTTGTGTGGTCCTGCAGGAGTAGCACCGGAGCAATCTGGTAAGTATATTGTAAGACCAATTTCCAACTACCGTATGATGGGTCGTGGTTCTAGTATTATGCATATTGAGGCACACCAAGATATTATACCTGATGGATACTTCTGGTGTGAGTTGTTTGATGGCAGACATTTAACGTTTGATTATAATTACGGAATACAGAAATTGGCCGTCGAGGGATTCAAGGATAGTGATAGGACGGATAGATTTGTTTCTTGGAAAAAAGTTTCAGACAATTTTGAATTACCTACTATCTTAAAGACAATTGCTGAAAAATACGAGTGGATGAATATTGA